GCTTAATCAGTCAGTTTGGTAAGGGTAAATATGGTGGTATTCCAAACGTCCTACAGCTGGACACCAGACGTAACGAAGCCTCCACCGATCAGAGCTTGAACATGGTCGCTCAGAACATGTTCCAGGCACAGGTGAAGGATTCGGTAAACTATTACATCAAAGTACCCATTCAGACCGGTATCAACGTAACGGTTGGACGTGGTTTCACAGCAAAGCTTATTCCTCCAACCGGTGACTTAAACAAAGGCACTTCATTGATTGGTGGCTTGATGCTGGCCGCTGATGTTTGTCACGAAGCTGTGTTCACAGATGCGTTGGTACAAGGCACCACATCCATCAGAGGCGTTCAGATCAACTATGGCTAAGAGTTTTAAAAGTTTCATCAATGAAGCTCATGATTATAAGATGGGTGATAAGGTTGTCCATCAAGGCGAAACACATGTTGTGCGCAAGTTAATCGATGATGATCATGTCGGTATCCGTAAGGCACGTTCAGATCGCTTTGGTGCGAATGTCCTGAAAAAGGTTCATCATTCAGTATTGAAGCCTTATGTACCATCACCGAAACCAGATAAATCAGGAAGCGATTATGGCACTTGTCAAATTTGTGGCAAGCAACACAAGGTAACGCATGGTGTTATCGCTCACCATGGCTATCAGAGACCCGGTGATGGTCAGCAAACTAGATCTTGTGATGGCGCTCGTTGTCTTCCATTTGAAAAATCAAGAGATGAATTGGCTCGTCATATTGAATCGGTTCATAATTCAATCAAGCATAACAATACACAAGCTGAACATCTCACCAACAATGATGTGCCATTCAGCAAGATGATCAAGCGCTCGTTTAGACATCAACCGGAGTTGTATGAGTTTAAGCCCGGTACACCTGCTTATGCTGATGAAAAGAAGAAGCAGATCGATCATCATCGTGGTCAATCTAGATTGTTGGCGGATTATGCTGAGTATCAACAGAAACGTCATGATGAATGGAAACCTAAGCAATGATAACATTTAAACAGTTCATCAACCCATTCTATGTTTTAGTCGCTGAAGAAATTGAATTTGAAAAACATAAGAGCATACCAAATTCAACCTACCGTAGTCATTCGGCAACTATAGGAAAACACAATTTGCATTTATCATTTTCACATTTGCCTTCTTCGAATACTTGTGATGTTGACTTTCAAATAAATGGAAGTAGCAGAGTTGGGGATATGAATCCTAAAGATGGTCACGCTATTCTTCATCATGTGGCTAAAGCAGTGCACGCTTATAAGGAAAAATATAATCCATCAAGTTTTACCTTTACTGCTAATCATGAAAAAAAAGCCTCAGTTTATAAGCAATTTGCAAAGCATTTAGCCAAACATTATGGCGGAACATATAAACCTTCTCCGTATTCAAACAATATTCATGCAGTAGTTTTTAATGACAAATAAACCCAATCCATATGACACGAATAAGGTCATCGGCGCAGGAGCCGGTCAGAGTAACCGTGCACTCGTCGTCAACATCCAAGACCCCTTGAAGGCCGGACGCGTACAGATTCGCGTGGTGGGTCACATGGACGACCTCCAGAGCATTCCTGATGAGAAGCTACCTTGGGTGAAGGTCAGAGCTAGTACCTCAACACCGTCAATGCAGACCATTGCTTCCACCCATGGTCTTTTGCCCGGCACAATGGTTTCCTGCGAAGCCATGGGTCAAGGCGGCCAGGACTGGATGATCACTGGCACCATTCCCACCGACCGTAAGGATGACAATCAGACGATCCATCCAGCCACGCAAGGCAAGGGTGATACCGACAGTATTCACAATGCTCAACAATACAAAGAGAAGAAATACTCACATCCGGTTGAACTCTCACAAATCGTCAACAACAAGACAACGCAGCAAGCCAGAAAGTATCGCGATACGAATGCTAACAAGCCCAATCGTACCGAGAGCAATGCAAAGAAGGCTTCAGAGGACAACTCTGACGTTCCGACCTACTATGGTCCGCGTAATACGTCAAAGGACAAGAACGGCGGCACGATCGGTGCTTACAAGTTCTCCGGCAAGGATGCTCAGCAGTTCATTCAACAAACTGTTCAGAACCGTTCGGCCATTGTACCCAATGCCTTGAACGCACTCCAACAGTTGAAGCAGGTTAATGGCAACCCCAACTCCATTCAAGCCATTGGTGCCGGCAACTTCGCCAGCATCTTGAGTCAGCTATCGCAATGGTTCCAGATGAATGGCAACAAGAATCAAAAAGATCAACAGAACTTTGATTGCGCAACGCTGCTTCAGACTCCCGACGATCAGTTGGATGCTCAAGCGCTTCAATCTAAGCAAATCTGTTTAATGGTACAACAGCAACAACAGGAAGATGAGAGTCAAATCTCATAAATACAAGCATGGCAGATACAAAAGACGACAAACGAGTTAGCGATTCCAGTTACGATGCGCAATATCCTTACAACCATGTTTGGGAAGATTGGGCAGGTCACCAGATCCAGGTGGACAACACTCCTGGTGCTGAGCGTATCTTTTTCCGTCACTCTAAAGGCTCATATGTTGAAATGCGTCCTGATGGCGGTGTTATCACTTTCAACGTTGGAGATTCGAAAACTTACAACAAAGCGGGTGCTACGTTCACTGTTGATGAATGTGGCGACGTTAAGTTCACAGGTCACACAAGGATTATGGTTGGCGGTGGGGCGCACATCGAAGTAGCTGGAGATGCCGGTGTGTTTGCCGGTGGTGATCTGGCCGCAGCCGTTATGGGCAACGCCAACATTCGTGCCAAATCTGCTTATCTTGGTACCGATGGTGATATCAACATGAACGCATCAGGTAACATGAATATCAAAGTCGCAGGAGACACAACAATGGAAACGGATGGCACTCATACCATCAAAGCAAAAAAGATCACAATGAACCCATGATCAGTTTCAAGCAATTTATCAGCGAAGCGAGATTGGTAGGTGATTTCCGTACCGATCCTAATAAACCGTTCCATGTTCATGTGAACGCAGCGGATTTGCATCACACCAAGCCGGGAACAACTTCTATCGATACGGATAGACCACCACGAGTGACCAGAAATTCTACGTTCACGTTCCATGACGCTGGTATGTCACGTTACAAGCCCAAGGAAGAGTATAAACCTGGTGAAGAAGAGCATGCCCACAGCTACACCCATCACTTCCAGGTAGATCCCGAAAAGAAAGAAATTGATCTAGCACCAAGATCCACTTCGCATCATCGTAGGGCGAACCAAAAAATTGGTACAAGAGGTCACGGAAGCAACTTTAAAAAGTCAACGCCAATTCTGGGTTCTGATGCGACTGAGATGTCACATTTGACTCTGAGAAAAACCTTGCATGATCTTCACACCAGACATCATGATCTTACCGGATACACTATCAAGGGCGATGATCGCTTTGAGGGTATGAAGTATCATGAGTTTGCTAAGACTAAAACGAATCAGGAAAAGATCCGTGATAAAGAACCTATCACAATGTATCATGGCACTTCGACCAGTAAGGCCAAAGACATTGTGAAAAATGGCTTGAAGGCAGGACAACGCGGCGAATCCTACTCAGATTTGATCAATGGTTACTCGCATAAGAATGTTTATCTCAGCGATCGACCATCTGAGGCTTCAAACTATGCGACCAGACAGGCCATTGATGACAAGTCAAATCCTGCAATTCTCAAGGTAACAATCCATCCCAAGGATCATCACAAATTTATGCCTGATGAAGATCATATGAATTGGATGTCTCCTAGCTCTCATGCTTTTAAACATTTGGCACAAAAGCATCCTGCGGTAGCTGGTGGTCAGGGAGCCCACATGAAACCGATCACAACGTATTCTCATGATGAACTTCACCCTACTGAGAAGGATTATTTTGGTCATCCGCGTCAAGTCAAAGTTGACCATTCATTTGATAAGCCATTTTATGATAGCCATGTTGATCCCCAGAAGATCCCTGCTGGAAAGGACGAAAATGATTATCGTAGAGAGATTGGTCACGATTTTGTAAAAAACATGGTTCGCCATGCTTCTACAAGAAGAGAAAGCAAGTCAAGCTTTGCTTTTAGAGGTGACATTCATCCTAAGAACATTGAAGTGCATAAAACCTGGAAGAAGGAAAGCACCGAAGCGCATCCGAATGAACAACAGTATTATGACACTCATGATAAGATGGCAAGCACCGTCAAGAAAACATTGAAATAATGAAATACGCATTTTTCTTTCTCTGCTTTTTGTCACCAACAGCAATTTATGATGTCCGAATGACGCTGGATAATGAAGAAGATTGCCGAAACATTGCTAAGGCAATTCATGATCTTCTGCGACCACATTTGGCGGTCAGAGGTTATGACGCAGAAAAGGTAGAGAAACTGTTAAACGACAACACAAAGTGGGTGAAAATTGCCTAAAGCACATCGTAACGCAGATCGTAGAGCTTGCGGAGCCTTAACATTTGTTGAAGGCCAATCAACCGTCTTCGTGAATGGTAAACTCTGGGCTGTTGAGAATGACGGAAACACCCACACAGCCGGTGGCTTGATCCCTTCCTTTCATGGAGTGTTCATTGAAGGCAAGCCGGTGATTGTCCACACCCCTGATTTAGCTCATGTGGATGGTCTTGAACACGTGGCAACCGAAGATGAAACTGCTGAAGGAAGTGGCGACGTCTTCGCTTATGGAGGATAAATAGATTGACGCAACGCAAGCCCACACAAAAAGAACGAAACCAGAAGATCATCGATGATCTGGTTGAAAAAGGTAACAAGTGTAAAGTGTGCTTGAATTGCAAGTTCAGCTATTTGACAGAAGAAACCGGTTTTGGTTTTTGTTACTATTCGAATCATGATGGGCCACCGACTCTGTTGGTGAAGCCGATTTTTGAGATGCATTCCTGTAAGAATTGGCAGAAAAAGAATAAGAAAGAAAAGTGGTAAATGTCAATAAACCGTGGTGATCGTTTCACCATCACAGACAAGCAGATTGAATACTACACTGATTTTATGAATGACTTTGAGCTAAATCCTATCACGGGTTTGCTCGCCAAGGTGTCTAATGAAGANTCAATCAAGCAGTCACTAAAAAATCTTGTTCTGACCAAGAGAACGGAACGCTTTTACAAATCCTTCATCGGTTCACGCATCGAAGCTATGCTATTTGACCCGATGGATGAGGTAACACAATCTGCTATCCAAGACGAAATTCGTGAAACCATCCTAAATAATGAGCCGCGCGTAAAGCTCATTGAAGTTCTTGCTCTTCCTAATCAAGACGCAAATCAATACGATGTGACCATAACCTTCCAGATCCTGAATAAGATTGCGGATCCAGTAACACTGAACCTAGCTCTCAAGAGGGTAAGATGACAGAACCTGAACGCAAACTACTGCAATGGTTGGCTTCACGCGCCATTGAAAACTATGATTGGAAGGGAATCCCGCAATACGTTGTGTTCTTGAAGCGTGCTCTACTAGAATGTGGACTTGATTATGATGGCGATCGCCCAGATCTTATCGAAGGACTAAAGGGTTTTGACCAAACTAACAAAGAATAACAGTATCAATCTCGTCGATCTAGATCAACAAGGCTTGTTGAATAGCTTCAAGGCGTACATGCGTACGCAAGATGAGTTTAAGGATTATGACTTCAACGGTTCTAGTTTGAGCGTCCTGATGGAGCTCATGGCCATGAACAGCTTCAAGAATGCCTTTTACTTGAACATGAGCTTCTCTGAACGCTGGCTTGATTCGGCACAATTGCGTTCATCTCTGTTCTCAACCGCCAAGGAATTGAACTATCTACCGCGTTCATCGCGTTCGGCCGTTGCAAGAGTGCGCATCGATTTTACTGCGACTGGTGAATCACAGCCTTACGTGTTACAGAAGGGTGTGCCATTCTCCACCCTGTTTAAGAGTAAATCTTATACCTTCACTCTACCAGAAACCGTTTCGCTGGCTTCGGCAGACACAAACTTCTCATTGACCGCCGACATCTATGAAGGTGTGTTTCTTCAAGATTCTTACGTCTTTCAGGATTCTGATTTTACGCAGCGCTTCAAGCTCACCAATAAGAACATTGATACGCGCAGCTTGACTGTCACTGTTTTTGAAGATGGTTCGCAAATCGGTACACCATACAAGCTGTCAAGAACGTTGCTAGGTCTTGATCAAAATTCCAAGGTCTTCTTCCTTCAGACATCTGAAACTGACAATTATGAGATCTACTTCGGTGACTCGGTCATTGGCCGTAAGCCTAAGAACAATTCAATCATCGTTCTTGAATACCGTGTTTCATCAGGATCAGCGGCAAATGGTGCTAAAACCTTTTCAGTCGACTTTGATCCTACCAATGCCAATGAACTAACAGGCACTCCAACGCTGGAGGTCATCGAAGCCGCTCACAACGGCGAAGAAGCCGAAAATAATGAATCGATCCGTTATTACGCGCCAAGACATTTTCAGGTACAGGAGCGTGCTGTCATCGGCACTGACTACGAAATTCTTCTGAAGGAAGAGTTTCCTGAGATCAATTCGATCGCGGTGTTTGGTGGAGAAGAACTTGACCCACCGCAGTTTGGTAAGGTGTTTATTTCAATCGACATCAACAACGTTGACGGCTTGCCGGATTCAAAGAAGACGGAATATGCTAACTTCTTGTCAACAAGAAGCATGTTCAGCATCATTCCTAGGTTTATTGAACCAGAGATTCTGAACCTGGCAGTGAAGACGGTTGTGCGTTACAACATCAACGTCACGACCAATACGGACAACCGCATCATTGCCTTGGTGCAGGCTGCAATCGACTCTTACAACATTGACAACTTGAACGATTTCAACGTCACATTAAGAAACTCAACGTTGATCGATGCGATCAACCATGCCGATGATTCGATCATTTCTAACATCACGACGGTTACGGCGTATAAGAAGGCTCATCCAAAGCTAGGTATTCCACAGGCAATCATTATCAATTACGGCGTGACGATCGAAAACGATCTGCCACAACAATCGGATTTCTATGCTGACTCAGATCGCAAGGCAGTCTGGTCATCAGAATTTATGTACAAGCAAGACGTTGTCAACATTGAAGATGATGGCAATGGCATTCTACGCATCGTCAAGTCGGAAGGCACCAACAAGCGCAAGATCTTGAATATCGGCACGGTCAACTATGACAAGGGCATCATCAACATTCCTGACATCACTGTTGATGGCTTCCTTGGTGACGCCATTCGTTTCTATATTTCGCCAGTAGATCCTGACATCTTCTGCAAGAACAACAACATCATGACTATCCTGCCAGAAGACATCACCGTCATTCCTCAGAACTTGAGAGAATAAGATGCTGAAATTTTCTGAATGGCTACTGCTTGAAAGTATGACCGTCGATAGTGATGGCGATGGTAATATTGCACATTATCATAAAATTGGGCGTCATTTAGTCAGGGTTGGTTTTGATAAGTCTCACACTATGCCAGGGCATTACAATGTCGATTTTCAGGTAAATTTTTCACATCATCATGATCCAGATGATAGACGACCTAAAATTGAACCTGAACATGCGCAAAAAATCCTACAACATGTGGCGGCATCTATACATCATTTTAAGCAAGAGCATCTGCC